GTACAACATTAAAAGGCTGGCACTGGATAATAACCGGTACGCTTTAGTTACTCGATCTTTGCGCAACATCGGGTTTGACCGTGACGTTTACAAAAATGTTGTTTGCGTCCGGCCTAATGATATCTCTAAAGCAATTCCGGTAATCGAAAGCGCGTTTACCAACCAATCGTTTGCGTGGGGAGATTATCCTCCGCTGCGCTGGGCAGTGCGCAATACCAAAAAAGAAACGCGTGGAAAAAAAGAGGGAACAGACACCGGCAATTTTTTCTATGCGAAAATTGAATCAAAGAGTCGAAAAACCGATCCTTGGATGGCGGTAGTGCATGGAATGTGTATTGAAAACGAGCTGGATGATGGTGCGGAAGTCATTTGCGACGACCTACCGGCATTCACATGGTAAGGAGGTGATTGATTGGGCCTAATATCTTGGTTGTCTCAAAAGCTGAACGGAGGAATGGTAAACGTCAGCGGCAGCGGATGGTGTAGCGATGAAACACTTGCTGAACTGTACACAGAAGCCTGCTATCGAGACTTGGCTTTATGGACAGGCATTGATCTGATAGCAAAATCAATCAGCAAGTGCGAGTTCAAAACTTTTATCAAAGGCAAAGAGGACAAAAATAATCCGGAATGGTATCGGTGGAATATCGAGCCAAATAAGAACCAAAACAGCAGTGCGTTCTTGCGAAAACTTGTTGCCACTTTGTTTTTTACAGACGAATGTTTGGTCGTTGAAAGCGGAGGGCAGTTGCTTGTTGCAGACAGCTTTCAGCGCACACCATATGCGTTATATGATGATGTGTTTGAGGGAGTTACCGTCGGAAACTTACAGTTCCAGCGAAAGTTTTATGGTAATGAAGTTTTGTACTGGAATTTGAAAAGTCTTGGTGATGAAAGGTCTATCCAGTCTGTTGTACGCTGCGTAGCGGAGTCATACGCTAAGTTGTTGGCATACGGAATGAAATCTTATCAAACGTCGCGCGGAAATAAAGCGTTGTTTAAATATGAAGCTATTCCCCCGCACGTCGCGAAAGAAGATGCTAACAAATGGCTACAAGGCCAGATTGAAAAATACGGAAAGTTTTTATCTGCTGATGGCGGAGTTGCTACCGTTGGCAAGGGTTTATCTCTGGATGCTTTTGACCGTAAATCCACATACAGCAACGAAACTACCCGTGACATCCGCGCAATGATCGATGATATATCTGATTTTACCGCCAAGGCATTCGGAATCCCTCCCGCACTGCTACGCGGTGACGTGCAAGGCATATCGGATGCGCTTGACCAGTTTTTAACTTTTTGCATCGACCCATTAGCAGATATGCTTCGCGAAGAGATTGTCCGAAAGACCATAGGGCAGGCAGGGATTGCAAAAGGATATGACCTAATTATCGATACCAGCGCGGTGAAGCATATTGATGTTTTGAGCGCGGCAAATAACATTGACAAGCTGATTGGTTCCGGCGTGTTTTGCGTCAACGAGATTCTTAAACTGCTCGGATCACCGATCATAGACGAAGCTTGGGCTTGGAGGCATTTTGTGACGAGAAACTACATGACGTTTGAAGAAGCTATGAAGCCAGCGGAAGGGGGTGATTAGTTGAAAAAATATTATTCTTTGACAACAGCAGGCCGGGAAGCCGACATTTACATTTTCGGTGACATTGTTGATGCGTTTGAAACCGGTCTAAACTCGGCGTGGGGAATTGATGGCCTCGGAGAAGTGTCAGGGCTGTCAATTGTAAACGAGATCAAAGACCTCGATGTCGATGTAATCCACGTCCATATTAACAGTATGGGAGGATACACGTCGGAAGGATTGGCAATCCTCAATACCCTTAAAAACCACAAAGCACAGATCATCACCTATTGCGACGGATTCGCATGCTCGTCGGCGTCGCTTATTTTTATGGCTGGGGAACGTCGGGTAATGGGAGCTGCGTCTTTGCTGATGATCCACAACGCATGGAATCAGGCTGTTGGAAACTCTGCACAGCTCCGCCAGCAGGCCGATGTGCTTGAAAAGATTTCTCAGGCTGCCGCAAACGCCTATGAAGAGCGCGTCAGCATCAGCCGTGAAAAACTCGATGCTCTGCTTGATGGTGAAAACCACGAAGGTACATGGATTTCTCCACAGGAAGCCGTGAGCATGGGATTTGCTACTGAAATTGCAAATGCACCAGAAAGCGGGATTGCAAACCAGAACGCAATGGTTGCAGTAATGCAAAAGCTGTCTGCAATTGAAGTGCCGCGTGCTGTTATCAATCTCGATGCTGAAAAGGTTGCAGATTTAGTGATGCAAAAAATTCTCGCCGCGGAGGCTGGCAGTGGACAGGAACCCACCACAAACAATATTACAAATTTTTTAAGCGCCCTCCAGGGCCGAAAGGAATGATAGAATGAAAAATCTTGCTATTGATCAGGCTCAGAAAACCGAAATCTTGCAGCGTATGAGCACTGCAATCCAGAACAGTGATACAGAAGCTTTTTCCCAGGCTTGGACAGACCTTGCCGATACAATCCAGTCTGCCGTGCTGGAGGAGTCTAAGGAACTGATTGCCTCTAACGATTCTGCGGTACTTTCTCAGCGCGGCGTGCGCCAGCTTACAAGCGAGGAAACCAAGTATTACAGCAAGGTGATTGAGGCCATGCGGGCCAAAGACCCAAAACAGGCCATCACTCTGATCGATGACGTAATGCCGAAAACGGTCATTGACGAGGTATTTACCTACCTGACAGAAAGCCACCCGCTGCTGGACGCAATCACATTTCAGAACACCGGCGCAATTGTACAGTGGATTATGTCTACATCTTCCGGCGTGGCTGGTTGGGGCGAACTGTGCAGCACTATTGACGACGAGATTTCTGGCGCTTTCAGCGTGATCGAGCTTGGTAAGTGCAAACTGTCTGCGTTTATCCCCGTGTGCCAGGCAATGCTTGATCTTGGCCCCGTGTGGCTCGATAGCTACGTTCGCACGCTGTTGGCGGAAGCAATTGCCGTCGCGTTGGAATTGGCTATTGTGGACGGTGACGGAAACGGAAAACCTCTTGGCATGACCCGTGCGCTTACCGGTGCAGTAGACGGTGTTTATCCGCAGAAAGCATCCGTTGCAATTACAGCGCTTGACCCGACCACCTATGGCACTCTGCTCAATACGTTGTCGCAGGGGCCCAATAACAAGCGCCGTGCGATTTCCTCCGTGCTGCTTGTCGTAAACCCGGCAGATTATTTTACAAAGGTGTTCCCGGCAACTACGCCCCGCACCACAGACGGTGGTTTCAGCTACGGTGTGTTCCCGTTCCCGACTACTGTTGTACAGTCCTCGGCTGTACCTTCCGGTAAGGCTGTGATGGGCCTTGCGGATCGCTACTTTATGGGCTTGGGAACCGGAACTGCCAAGGGCGGAAAGATCGAGTACAGCGATGAGTACAAATTCCTCGAAGATCAGAGGGTTTACAAAATCAAGCTGTATGGTAACGGTCGCCCGATGGACGAAAACGCATTTATCTTGCTTGATATTACCGGCCTTGTACCTTATGTACAGCAGGTGGTTGTAAACGAGGTAAAGGGTGTCGTTAAGACAAAAGAACAGACTGCATAAGGTGGGTGGTGTGAATGGCACTCCCTGATGGATTGCTTTCCGACACCAAAAATTATTTGGATATTACATGGGATGACCCCGACGGTGATAAAAAACTGTCGGGGTTAATTGCCCGTGGAATTAAATATCTGGATAACACCGCCGGGAAGCAACTTAATTATACAATAGAGGACAAAGGGCGCGAGCTGTTATTTGATTATGTGCGCTATGCTCGCAGTAACGCGCTAGATGAGTTTCAGGGCAATTACTTGCATGAGCTGATCGCTTTGCAGATGCAGACGGAGGTACCGGATGATACACAACCGACTGAAATTGCAGGCACATAATGACGGCGTCGCGAAAATTTACACAGTTGACAATATTGCGCAACCGGGGAACAAGCCAAAAGATGGCCTTGTATTAAAACACACACTCCGATACAAAGAGCGCACAGTAGGGATCACCCGTGTCCGCCTCGCTTTGCAGACAGGCGCGGAAATATCCTACGTGTTGCGATGCCCGCGGCTCCGCGACGTGTCACCTCAAGACGTAGCTATCCCAAATGATGGCAGGCAGTACCGGATTACAATGGTGCAGTACCCAGAGGACATCAATCCTCCAGTTATGGATTTGGAGCTGGAAAGGCTGGAACACGACTATGAAATGCCTTGATACGATACGGGACGCTTTGTTGACGGTTACCAATAATGTAGGCCATTACGAGGCGTTTAAAAAAACAGATCGGTACATCGTTTGGGCGGAGGACGGTGGGTACAGCGGCCACGGTGACAACAAACCTACCACCAGAATCATAACCGGCACAATCCATCTTTTTACAAAAGAGGAAAACGACCCGTTTTTTGATGACATCGAAAACGCGCTGGCTGAAATTGATATTGCGTGGGGGTTGAATAGCATCCAGTATGAAGATGCAACAGGGTACATCCATTATGAATGGGTATGGGAGGCGGTGTGCTGATGGCGCGTTTTGCGTTTAAGGCGGGCGATGAATGGGCGTTGAAATTGTCCAGATTAGGAGCTGCCTCAGATGAAATTGCTAAGAAAGCGATCTACGCCGCTGCCGATATCGTAGCCGACAAAATAAAGGACAATCTGGAGGCTATACCGGAGGTTAAATTTAGGCATTTACCCAACGGAGAGAGATTTAATGGTCTGCCTCAGAGCCAAAAAGGTGATCTTGTTGAAAGCTTTGGCATTACTCCTATTACTATGGATAGTGAGGGCAACCACAACGCCAAGATTGGCTTTGACGGATATGGAAGCACTCCAACAAAAGCTTATCCTAAAGGTGTACCAAATCAAATGCTTGCCCGTGCGGCGGAGAGCGGATCCTCTGTACGCGCTGCTACTCCTTTTGTACGCCCGGCGGTACAAGCTACCAAAAAACCGGCCCAAGCAGAAATGGGACGTGTAGTTGATGAAGAAACTAAGAAAATCATGAAATGAGGGATGATGATTGGATAAAAAATACGGTGAGTTTGTTGGCGTAGACAGTGTATACACGTCAATTATTACCGAGGATAGCGTTGACAATTACATCGCTACAACCCCGGAATATTTCGCGCCAACCTCCGAAATCTCGGCAGAGAGCGAAATCGAGAACACGCCCACATATTACGACAACGTACCAGGCTTTAACTACGTGACGGAGGGTGTAACTACCCTGACCTGTACATTTTCCGGTGTCCCCGCACCGCTGGCCGCAAAGTACCTCGGCAAGCATTACGACGCGGCGACTGGTAGGGTGCTTGACACCGGTATTCCCACGCCACCGGATGTGGCGCTGGCATTCCGTTTTAACAAAGGCCCGGATGGTTACCGCTATTATCAGTATCTGAAAGGCAATTTCAGCGGCGGCACGGAAGAGGCTGGCACCAAGACAAACAGCGTTGACATTCGTACCTATCAGATGACCTATACCGCAGTTGCTACCACTCACAAATGGCCCATCGGCGGGGAGCAGAAGCCTTTGAAGCGCATCTTTGCAGACACGACTGATGCAGCGTTTACCGGTGCGGCAAACTGGTTTTCGCAGGTGCAGACCCCGGAAACTGCCGTGCCTCCTACTGCATTTAATTTGGTGTCCAGCGTACCCGCGGACGGCGCGACAGGTGTTGCGGTAGACGCGTCTGTTGCGCTGACATTTAACAATGCGATCAGCGAGATTACGGCAATTCTGATCGGCCCTGATTTGGCCCCGGCCCCTGTGCAGATCACCTTTGACGCAACTCGTAAAGTTGTGACGGTAAAGCCGTCCGCAAACCTTACAGCAGCGTCAAAGTATGCGCTTGCGCTGGCCCAAGTAACGGATGCTTTTGGGCAGACGATCAAAGACCGTGTTATCACATTTACCACAGCATAAGCAAAGGCTCCCCGCAAAAGGGAGCCTTAAATATAATCCTGCGCGTGCATGAGCGCAAAGGGTATCAAAATTCATGGAGGAAATAATTGTGAAAACTCTTACTTTGCAGCTTGGAGATAAGCTTTATACGACTGGGCGGATCACGGCTTGGCAGTCGCGGGAAGCGTTTGCAATCAATAAGGATATGCTTAAGTTTGCGCAGCGGGCAAAAGAAATGGACGATATCGGCGAATCGGAAATGATGGAAGTGATGGACACTCTGGAAGATGTGTCTACCCGCCGCGCAAATTTGGTTTGCGAAGTCTACGGAAACAAATTTACCGCAGATGAATTGGAAAAGAACCTTACAACGGAAGAAATTGTGGAGCAGCTCAATCAAATCACATACGGCATCATGGGCGTAGTCCAAAAAAACTGAAAAGGGGCGCACAAAGCGCCCCTGATGAAAATGCAGACCCGGAAATGGTTTTGATCGGATTGTATCGCGACATAGCCAAGAGGTTTACATGGAGTCTGAAAGAAATCGACGAAACGAACCTTGAAACCTTATTTGATTTTTTGACGTACGAAGACCCGAACGTCAGAATTGTAAATGGAAAAGAGTACCGGCGGACACAAGGCGTACCAAAGTGGCTTTAACGAGAAAGCACTTTTTCTTTTTGTGTTTGATACTCTTGCTCAGTCAAAGCGCCGGCATCAAGAAGCTGTTTTAATTTTAAAATTTCATCCGCAACAGATGTTCCTGATATTGCAGATGGAGAACTGCTCTTTTCGCTTTCTATCATATCTAATGCGGAAATTAGTTTTTGTGAAACATCCATAGTTACATTGTAAGTGAAAGAGTCTTTCTTTGTTTTTGCGGTCAACAAAGAAATTATCAGCGAATTAAACATTTCATCTTTTGTAGAGATGCGTATTTTTAAACTGCTGATTGCGTCCAGCGACTTTTTCCCGGCTGCTCCGCCCACGATTGCACCAACACCACCAAACAGCAGTCCGCCAGCTACGGCACTACCCAGCCCACTTTTTTTGATGGATGATTTGTCTACTATTAATTCATAGTCGATTAAATCATCAAAGCAAAATACTTTTGGATTTTCTTTTGAGCCTGCAATGCCCGGAGTAAGCCATAATTTATGATTTCTGTCAATTTTTAAGTGATCTCCGACAGAATCGGTTTCCGAAAAAGTAGTAAGCTTTTCTGAATTGAGTTTTGCTGCTGATTGCGCTGTTATAATATCGTTTTTCGTGTGCTTGGATACAAATAAAAAACCTTTTAAATATCCTGTTGTTTGTTTCAAGCAATCATCGCAAACGAATCCATCTAACAATTTATGCTTTCCAATATTTTCATGACATATTGAGCATTGCTCTTTACCCCCAAACAGCCCCATAATTATACCCCCATCCATTATTTATACCCAAATAATACCATGTGTGCGCGGCCGTTTCAACCGGCGGCGCTATTTTTGTGTGAAAGTTGGTGATTTTATGGCGTATGATATCGGCCCTCGCATCGGAATTGAGGGAGAAGCGGAGTTTAGAAAACAAATACAGTCTATCACCACAGTGCAAAAGACGCTTGCCACTGAAATGCAGGCTGTAACCTCTGCTTTTGATAAAAACGACCAATCACAAGAAAATCTGACCGCGCAAAACAAAGTCCTCACAAAACAGATCGACGCACAAAAGCAAAAATTGGATTTGCTGCGCGACGGGCTAGCGGCCGCCGCTGAAAAGTACGGCGAAAATGACAAAGTTACGCAGGGCTGGCAACAGGCTGTAAATAAAGCTACCGCAGACCTCAATAAAATGGAGCGGCAGCTCCAAGGCAACAATGATGTTTTAAGTAAGGTGGATGATGTAACCGATGACGCTTCCGACGGCATAGACGATTTTAAAAAATCTGTGATCGATGCAAGCGATGAAAGCCTGAAATTTTCCGACGTGCTCAAAGCTAACCTTTTATCGCAAGTTATTATAGACGGAGTAAAAAGGCTTGCTAGTGCGGCAAAAGACATGGTAGGAGATTTTATCGAGAGCGCCGCCGGAGTAAAAGCTGAGACGTCGCAATTTGAGCAGACGTTTGGAAACATGGCCAGTACAGCTGAAGCAGCGGTAAAGCGCGTGGCCGACGCGAGCGGAATCATGGAAACGCGTCTCAATGGTACAGCATCATCTATTTATGCGTTTGCCCGTTCCAGCGGAGCAGATAGCGCAGAAGCGATGTCGCTTATGGAGACCGCTTTGCAGGCCGCCGCCGACAGTGCCGCCTATTATGACAAGAGCCTTGAGGACACCAGCGACACGCTGATGTCTTTTTTGAAAGGTAATTATGCCAACGATGCCGCGCTTGGCGTGTCTGCGACGGAAACCACACGAAATGCCAAAGCCACAGAGCTTTTTGGGAAAAAGTATAACGATTTGTCTGAAATCCAGAAGCAGCAGACACTTCTAAAAATGGTAACGGATTCTCAAAAGCTTTCCGGCGCAATGGGCCAAGCGTCACGCGAAGCAGATGGTTGGGAAAATGTACAGGGAAATCTGAATGAAACGTGGCGGCAGTTTCAAGCGCAGGTTGGAACACCACTGTTAGAAAATCTTGTGCCTATTATTCAGGGAATAACAACAGGCTTTCAAGACTGGATGAAATCCATCGACATTGACAAATTGTCTGAAATGGTAACGGGCTTTTTTACGTTTGTAAAAGAAAACGGTGCGTTGATAGTGTCTGCAATCGCTGGAATAGGTACTGCTTTTTTAACGTGGAATTCCGCGCAATTAATAAGTGGAGCTGTTACCGCGTTTCAGGGGCTTAAGACCGCAATTTCAGGGGCAACAACGGCACAGGAATTATTTAACCTTGTGATGGGCGCAAATCCTATGGCTAAGATAGTTACAATTGTGATGGCAGTTGTGGCTGCTGTTATCGTCCTCTGGAACACCAACGAGGATTTCCGCAACGCCATAATTGGTATATGGGAAAACGTGAAAGCAACGATCAGCGGGGTGGTAGATGCTCTGGTTGGTTTTTTTACAAAGACGCTGCCCGACGCATGGAACAACCTTGGCACGTTTTTTACTACGGAAGTACCTAAAATCGTGCAGAGCATTATCGATTGGTTTAATCAGCTCCCGGAAAAGATCGGGTACGCAATTGGCGCAGTGTTGGCTGGTATCGTCAATTTCGGGGCAAATACGTGGACGTGGATCACAACACAGTTACCGCTGATAATAGCCGGAGTTGTATCGTGGTTTGCGCAGTTGCCCGGAAAAGTTGCGGCACAATTTGCGCTTGTCATTGCTAACGCCGTGAAATGGGCGCAAAACATGGTAAAAACGGCGGCCACAGAAGTTCCTAAATTTGTGAGTAAAGTGGTCGGATATATAGGCGAACTACCCGGGAAAATGCTCTCGATTGGAACAAATATTGTGCGAGGAATTTGGGACGGTATAAACGGCGCTATTGATTGGTTAAAAGACAGAATAGCGGGATTTTGTAGCAGCATAGTTTCCGGTTTTAAAAAGAATCTTGAAATTCATTCTCCATCCAGAATCTTTGCAGATGAAATTGGTAAAAATGTAGCTCTTGGAATTGGAGTTGGGTTTGAAGATAATATAAAAACTATTTCGGCACAAATGAGCGGCGCAGTAAGAGATATAGCAGAAAGCATGTCTATCCCTGTAAACGTTAATACCACATCGTCTGCTATTAAAGGCGTTTCCAGACAATTCGAAACAGTCGAAACAATTCCGCAGTATTTAAATCTTACTCTCGTTACACCGGACGGCGTAACGCTTGGAAAATATGTTGCACCGTTTGTTGGCAAAGCCTTGGAGATAAACGCGCGGAATTTATCTCCAGCGAGGGGGTAAAAAATGTTCTATTGCATTTATAATAATGTAGATTCGCGGGGATTGGGGCTGCAAATCGAGCGGCTCCCTCCCCGTGTGAGGGCAAAGCCAAGGTATGATACAGTTACTATTCCAGGTCGCAGCGGAAATTTGACGGTTACGGATGGGACATACGATACATTCACCCGTAGCGTGGATTTTGTTGTACATGATTTATCAAGAGTGATTGAAATCTGTGCAGCATACACCGGTACCGGGTGGCTGACGTTCGGGGATGAACCGGACAAAAGATACAAGGCGCGCGCATATGCAGAACTGCGGCCTGAATGGTTAACCCCCAAATGGCGCAGATTGTCAGTATCGTTTGAGTGCCAGCCGTTTGCTTATGAATTGTATCCGCAATCTGTAAGCCTGACTAACACAATCGTGTTGCACAATATCGGGACGTTTCCCGCGCAGCCAATTATGAATATAAACCGTAGCGGAACCGGAAACGTGGTATTAACTGTAAATGGGGCAGCGTTCACCATTTACAATGTTCCTGGTACAGCGGTGATTGACTGTGAAAATCTGCTTGCATATGCTGGAACTTCCGCGCTAATAACAGCCGGAGAATACCCAAAGTTGCAGCTAGGGGGTAACACATTGTCCATTTCCGGTGGCACCGCAGAAATACAGCCTAATTGGAGGTGGTTATAATTATTAACTTGTATCCCAAAAACACTACAGACTTTTCTACGAACGGCATTATGACATTACAGCCTATATCATGTGTGGTAAGTGAAGAAATCAACGGAGATTATTCATTGAAAATAGTCATGCCAGAGGGAGATGCCACAATCCAACCGGAAATGATCATAAAAGCTCCCACGCCAAAAGGTAGTCAATTGTTTAGGGTATATATGCCGGATGTAGATGTGTTTGGAAACAACACGTATTACGCTCGGCATATTTTTTATGATCTGCTGGACGATTTTATTGAGGACAAAAGGCCGGAAGGAAACGGAGCGGTTGCTATTACATCAATTTTGAGCGGTACCGATTTTACAGGATACTCAGATATATCGAGAACATCAATAGCGATATATCAAATGATATCCCCAGTAAACGCGCTGCTCAGTGCGGATAACAGTTTCATCAGCCGGTGGGGCGGAGAGATTGAGCGAGATAATTTTGCTGTGCGGATGCTGCAGCGCGTCGGCCAAGACCGAAACGTCTCTATTAGATATCGTAAAAATCTTATTGGGATGACGGTGAAAACCGATTTGTCAAACGTTGTTACAAGAATATACCCCACAGGCAGGCAAGCCGATGGTCAAACCCTTTTGACCCTACCGGAAAAGTACGTGGATAGCCCATTGATTGGAAATTATTCTAAGCCCAAAATACAACGGTTTGACTATCCCGAAATCCAGATTATCAATGAAATAACGGAAGATAATCCAGAAATCATCACAGAAGAAGATGCGCTAGAACTATTACGAGAAGCTGCTCAAAAAGAATATGAGGAAAACAATGTTGACCAGCCAGAAATCAGCGCCGAGGTAGAATTTATACCATTGGAAAAGACAGATGAATATAAGCACTTAGCCGCACTGGAACAAGTCTATATTGGGGATACAGTGCATGTTTACCATGAGCCGCTAGGAATCAATTTTGCGCTTAGAGTTGCATCGTATGAGTACAACAGTATTTTGCAAAGGTATAATCAGATCACGCTTGGTGTTGTCATACCTTCTGTTGGATCGAAAGGAAGCACATTAGATCAAGCTGTAAACAGTGCTATGGATGCGGTAAAACAGGCGAGTATCCGAATTAATGGAGCCGAAATCGCGATAGCTGGCAAGGTATCCTTTTCCGACCTCTCCGGCAGTGGGAAAACAACCATCAACGGCGATAACATCACAACGGGCCGAATTGAATCAAACAACGGCGAGTTTTGGTTGGATTTGGAGAAAGGAACCTTTTATCTGTCCGGTGGCACTTACGCGGGTAATCTCGAATGGGATAATGGCGCATCAATTATTGGTACGGTTGGAACCGCTCTTACTATAGCCTCGGGTGGCGGAGTACGAATCCAACTGATGAATAATATAGTGACCATCAGCGACGATACCATGATTTCCGGTGGCGTTACCGTAGGCGGCACGTTGGAAATAGACGGTGGCCTGACTGTGGACGGGGATAGCCCTTATTCCGGGCGAGTCCGTATCCAGCGTGATGAGGGAGAGTTCCGGGACTTGCTCTTCAAGGATGGTATTCTGGTTGACAATGATGCTTGAGGAGGTGGAATTTTGACACAAAAAAATATCACTCTCAACGCTTGGCAGCAAACGCCGATCAACCTCCACGCGGTGCAGGGAGAAACGGAATCAAGAACGCTGATCATCACCGGCGTGGATGCGTCCGGTGTGCCCGTGAATCTCGTTGGGGCCACTCCGAGAATTTACATTGAAAAGTCAGATCAAACCAAAATTTTTGCCGACGGTATGCTTACCGATGCGGCAAACGGCAAAATGCAGTTTGTGCTTGGGTATCAGGCTTTATCAGCACCGGGAACAGCCCGCTGCACCGTGATGGTCACATGGCCGGACAACCGCGCCTTGAAATTTACTGGGCTAACGCTAGATATCGCTCGCAATAATTTGGAGGGCGCAGCAGAAAGTATCAGCGAATTTTCGGCCCTCGTTGCAGCCCTGAACCGCGTAGACAGTGCTGTAGCAGAGGCGGAACAAGCAGTGATAAATGCACAGCAGGCTGTAGCGGGCGCCCAAACGGCAGTTACAAACGCAAACGCCGCTGTAGCAAGTGCAAATTCCGCTGCGGCCGCTGCAAATACTGCCGCAGCAACAGCAAATCAGGCCGCGCAAGACGCCGCATCGCTGTATCAAATGGTCAGCCCGTTCACCGGGCAGGCAGACTATGTAACAAATATCATCAGCGGCTTGATGACATATATCTTCCAGGGCAGTATCACAGCGGCAGAGCTGGATACGCGAGCAATCACGGCACAAGACTTTGATGCGCTGGACATTGGGGCACTGAGCTTTGATACTAGCGCAAAAACAATATTGGGGGTGTCTTAATTGGCAACGAGTAATCAAACACCCAACTTTGGGTTGTCGCAGTATGCGGCAAATGATCCCGTAAAATTTTTAACCAATTATAACGAGGATATGGTAAAAATCGATCAAAGCAGCGTACCCAACACCCGCAAAATCGCCGGAATTAACTTGCAAGACGATATTTTGCTGTCGGAACTGGTTGCGGCGGGTCTGGCAGAAGGCACAGGCGGCGCAGCAAACAACGCCTTGGCTCTTGGTGGAGTGGGGGCGGGGAATTACCCGCAGGTATCTAGCGGGACATGGACACCAGCACTTTACGGTTCCACTGTAGCGGGCAATCCAACTTATACAACAACATTGGGCAGATATTATAAAGTTGGCCGCTATGTATATGTTGACGGAGCAATAGGGATAGTGTCAAAAGGCGGTATGCAGGGTGATTTGGCGTTAAACGGATTGCCTTACGCCGTCAATAGCGCTGTATACGGTCTAAACGGTTTTAATTTTACCCCGTTTGGGGGTTTAATCCCCGACAAGCAACTTTTCGGCATTGCTGAAGGAACTGGCATTGCCCTGTGGTATGGGCCACCCGGCACAATATTGCGAGATACAGATATTGTGGATGGCTTTAATATTTGGTCTTTTTCTGGTCAATATCTAACAATATGAGAGGAGATAAGTATGCAAATCATCACAAATACATTAGCAGATTTATCTGTATCAATCCTATCAGACACATACGGCACGAGAGCGTACATTAACAGCACAAAAGGACGCGCGCAGTTAGAGATGGAGTGCCCACCCGAAATCGTGCAACAGGTATATGAGGTATGGAGTGATACGCCAACGGTAGAGGAACCCAAAACTGAGTTTCCTGCGCCTGTACCCACGCCCGCCCCGCAGGATATCATCAACGCAAATATCATGGCCCGTCTGGCTACATTGGAGGGCATAAGCAATGTATGATGTGATTAAGCGGTATTACGCTTGGGGGCTGTTTAACAAGACTGATCTGCACAATTTTGTTGCAAATACAGGCTGGATCACCGCCGAAGAGTACAAAGAGATCACGGGGGAGGATTACAATGCTTAAAGGTATTGATGTCAGTAACGCCAACGGTCTCATAGATTGGGACAAACTCAAGGGCAATATTGATTTTGCTATCCTGCGCTGCGGCTATGGCAGCGATATGGCAAGTCAAGACGATGAACAATGGGTGCATAACGTTGCTGAGTGCAATCGGCTGGGCATCCCGTGGGGCGCGTATCTGTACAGCTACGCTATGTCCACCGCAGAGGCTGAGAGCGAGGCTGCACATGCCCTACGGTTGCTGAAAGGTCTGAAACCTGCCTACCCGGTCTACATCGATATGGAGGATGCCGACGGCTACAAGGCCAAACGTGGCGGCATCAGCAGACAGCTGGCAACCGACATTTGCCGTATCTTTTGTGAGCGGTTGACCGCCGCTGGGTATACTGCCGGGATTTACGCCAACAAGGATTGGGCGATGAAGCGGCTCGATATGGCGCAACTCTCAAAGTGGTCGTTTTGGCTGGCACAGTATAACGACAAGGCGACTTACCCCGGTCAATACGACTTGTGGCAGTACAGCAGCAGCGGTACCCTGCCGGGCATCACCGGCAAAGTTGATCTCAATTACTGCTATAAGGATTTTGCGGCAACCACACCGGTTATCACCGGCCTGACGCTCGACACCAGCAGCAAAGACATGAACAGCGGTGAAAAATACACTGTGTTGGCTCGCTGCAAGGATAAGCCAACAGTGACCACAACGGGCCGGGATGTGATCGCCGTATCGGAGCCGCGCATCGACTCGAAGGGCCGCGGCTGGCTGATCGATGTGGAGGGGCTGCCTCCGGTGCCGGTTGTAAGGCATGGACATATTACCGTCAGCGCTGCCGGTCAGACCGTGCAGTGCAATTTTAATGTTAAATGAGGGGGCAACATAATGGATAAAATCAAAGCGGTATTCGTGGGTGTATTTACTGCGCTGTCAGCTCGGCTTGGGATACTGGCGATACCTGTGTACCTTTTGGTGGTTGCAAATGTAATTGACTATGGCACCGGCATGGCAGCGTCCAGAAAACGTGGCGAGGCCATCAGCAGTTCGGTCGGTCTTAATGGGATCATCAAAAAGATTTGCATGTGGCTGCTTGTAGGCGTTGGCGCCATGATTGATATGTTGCTTACATACGGAGCAGAGCGGGCGGGGATTACCCTCAATTTAGGGTTTGCCGTCGCTTGCCTTGCTGCCGTGTGGCTGATCTGCAATGAGCTGATTTCCATTTTGGAAAACATGGTGGACATCGGTGTTGATTTGCCGCCGTTCCTGCTGCGGATCGTAGAAAGCCTGAAAAGCCAGGTGGAAACGAAAGCTGATGCGGCCCTGCCGGCTGAACTTCAGAAAAACAGCGAAAAAGATGTAAAGTAAATTACCTAAAAAGAACAGATATGTAAAGCGATCCCCCGTAGCTGGAGTAAATCCGGTTGCGGGGGATTTTTTATTTTTTACGTTTTTTATCCGCTTCTCTTTGCCATGTCTGCCGCTGCGTTTTACGGCATCCTTCGGAGCAAGTATTCCTTGCCGTTCCGTTGGCGTCAAACTCCTTACCGCAGACGACACATTTCTTAGTTTTTGTGCGCCGCTTGTCATTGCGCACGGGGTTGATTTGCTCTTTGTTATCCTCGTAATATTGCAAAGCTTGATTTCGGTCAATCTCCCGAATTGCTTCGGCCGCACAGTCAGGGCAATATTTTTGCAAGCCCCCGGTCACAGTATAAGGCTTGCCGCAACGTGCACAGTTATCG